ACCCTAATTCACCACGTTATATCGCTAGAGTAATTGGTGATAGATACATCACAATTACAGATGAAGGAAAGGTTGTTGTAAATGGTGATTATTCTAACAAGTCAAAGTATATCCGTGTAGAGGCAACTGAAGCTGTTTCTAACGTTGCTATTTCTCCGTCACTTGTTCCTTTTGGATTCCGTGCACCTTACTCACCAATCCCACTTAGTTCGGATGGTAGTGTTGGATTCTCACAACCAAGTGCAGCAACATATGTATCGGCCCAAACAGTAGGTGGTTCATATAACCGTAGAGTATATTTTGGATTTAGCTACGATTTCGATACAACAGACAACTTCAACTTCTTACGTCCGTTGCCTGTTGCTTCATATTTGACAACTGGTTCAAATGCAGACTTCTATCTTGGTGATTATAATCAAGCTGCTGGGGCAAACTTCCCATCATCTGCAACTGGATATAGTTCGTCAATCGACCTTACTGTAAACACTGCTCTTGATACACGTAAGTTCATGATTCCATTCCAAGGCGGATTTGATGGTCACAAGCCACACCTCCAAAAGAAGACCGGAACATACATTCTAAACACAAATACACAGGGATTCGATATATCAACAACTTCTGCTGATGGATATGTTTCATATAAGAAGGCAATTGATGCGGTATCTAACCCTGATGAATTTGACATCAACATGATTGTAACACCAGGTGTTGTTCACTCGTTGCACTCACCAATCACAACATACGCTAAGGATGTTTGTGAAGACCGTGGTGATGCTTTCTATGTGATGGACTTGATTGGCTACAACGATAACATCAATACTGCTGTTTCAACAACAGAAGGATTTGATTCTAACTATGTTGGAACATACTATCCGTGGGTTAAGATTCTTGACTTCGATAGAAACAAGCCAATTTGGGTTCCACCTTCAGTTGTTCTTCCTGGTGTTATTGCATTCAACGACCGTGTTGCTGCTGAATGGTTCGCACCAGCTGGTCTGAATCGTGGTGGTCTCACAGAAGTTATCGAAGTGAAGACACGTCTTACACACGCTGAGCGTGATACCCTTTATGAAGCACGTATCAACCCAATCGCAGTATTCCCATCAACAGGAGTATGTGTATGGGGTCAGAAGACACTTCAAGGTCGTCCATCTGCTCTTGACCGTATCAACGTTCGTCGTCTCTTGATTGCAGCTAAGAAGTTCATCGCATCTGCTACACGTTACCTTGTGTTCGAACAAAACACAACACAAACACGTACACGATTCCTGAACATCGTTACTCCATATCTTGAGTCAATCCAACAACGTCAAGGTCTTTATGCCTTCCGCGTTATCATGGATGAGTCGAACAACACACCTGACATCATCGACCGTAACATTCTTTATGGTCAGTTGTATCTACAACCTGCTAGAACTGCTGAATTCATTATTCTTGACTTCAACATTCAATCAACAGGTGCAGCATTCCCAGGTGCCTAATTGAAATAATCGGGGGAGTTGAAAAATACTCCCCCAATTTTTTCTAAAGTCATCTATATTTATATGAAAGAGATTTTATAACTTGGAGAAATAAATGGCTGAACTACTCGATCCTACCGAAATATTTTTTACCCCGTATGAACCGAAACTTGCCAACCGGTTTATCATGTATATTGAAGGCGTCCCAGCATACCTCATCAAAGGTGCAGGTAGACCAAACATCAACTTCAACCCAATCACACTTGACCACATCAATGTCAAGCGTAAGGTAAAAGGTAAGGGTGAATGGCAGGACGTGACTATCAAGCTATATGACCCGATTGTACCATCAGCTGCACAGGCAGTCATGGAGTGGGTTCGTCTATCACACGAGTCTGTAACAGGTCGTGATGGTTATTCTGACTTCTATAAGAAGGACATTACATTCAACGTTCTTGGCCCAGTTGGTGACAAGGTTGAAGAATGGACTTTGAAGGGTGCTTTCATTACAGCAACAACATTTGGTGATATGGATTGGTCAACGGATAACTTCGTTGAAATCTCTCTCACACTTGCTTATGATTACGCAATCCTCCAGTTCTAATCGTTGAACATAAAATTTCATGGGTATCTTGGATTTTTTCTGAGATACCCATATTTATTTATACGAACAATATTGTTTCATTTAGTTATAGGATTTAGTTATGGCACAAGTATCAACCGGATATAATCTTCCAAAAACTGGAGCGGAGATGTCCGACGAAGAACTCAAAGCCCATTTGATGGCGGACTTCAAACAAACATCAGTCAAGAAATCGAATTTCCCAACGGAAATAATTCCACTCCCGTCAAAGGGTCTTTTATATTCAGAAGACCATCCTCTTGCCGAGGGTACGATTGAAATGAAGTATATGACTGCAAAAGAAGAAGATATTTTGACTTCACAGAATCTTATCAAGCAAGGCGTTGTTTTGGATAAGTTATTCGAGTCGCTTATTGTTACACCAATCAATTATGGTGATTTGTTTGTTGGCGATAAAAATGCAATCATGGTTGCAGCTAGAATTTTAGGATATGGAAAAGATTATGTAGTTGAAGTTGACGACCCGTTTTCACCTGGTACAAAACAAAAAGTTACAATTGATTTGACTCAAATAGAGCACAAGGAGGTGGATTATTCTCTGTTCGAGCAACGTAAGAACGAATTCGATTTCGAACTACCACAGTCAAGACGGGTTGTCACTTTTAGACTTATGACTCATAGTTTGGACAAACAAATACAGACGGAAATAAAAGGTATGAACAAAACAACTGTTCGTACAGGTATTGATAGAGAACTAACAACTCGTTTGAAAAATCTGATAATTGCAGTTGATGGTGAATCAGGTCGTGCTACCGTAAATAATTTTGTTGATAATGAACTATTTGCACTCGATTCTCGAGCACTACGTTCGTATATGAAGCAAATAACACCAGACCTTGACATGACCTTTACATTTGTTTCAGAAACAACAGGAGAGGTAAAGGAGATGGACATCCCAATGGATGTTTCCTTTTTTTGGCCTGGGAACTGATTATAAACTAGGATTACATGAGGAGATATTCTCTTTATGTTATCATGGAAAAGGTGGTTTTACATGGGATGAGGTTTATTGTCTCCCAATACACTTGAGAAGATTCTATATTCAACAAGTAATAAAGGCAATAGAAGAAAAGAACAAAGCGGAAAGTGCAGAATATAGCAAAGCAAAACGTTCGGTTCCAAGTTTTTCTTCCTCACCTAAACAATAATATTCGGGGTTTACATATTTATAGGTATGTAAACCCTACTTTTTTACGGAGGAAAGAATGTCAATAACAAAATCAATAATGGATGCAGTCATAGATTTCATCGTAAAACGAAAAGTCGATAAATTGGAAAAGGCTTTTGGTTCAAACAAAAAATTAGTTGGCCATATTCGTGATATGTATAAGGCATATGGTGCTATAGAAAAAAATATAGATGATTTCTGTAAGAAATATCCTCAAGATTGTAAAGATGCACAAGAAAGACGCAAAAACTTCAGAGTATAATTGGTTGCACTAAATGGCTCGTAGAAATAATACACAAAATCCTAATCAGAATCAGCAACCGCAACAGCAACCGTCTCAGGCATCAGCTGATGCAGAGAACGCCAGAAGCAGAGCTGCATCAGAATATAGTCGTATTCAAGGAGAAATTCTAGAAACAGAAAGAGAACTTTCAGAATTGATGCAACGAGAATCACGAACTGTAGCTGAAAATTACCAAATTACACAAAGAATATCGGAACTCGAACTAAAAAGAAGAAGATCTAAACAAGAACTACAATCAGTCGAATCAGAAATATCATCAATTTTAGATGACGAAGAAAATACTGAAAAAAATATAGTAGATATAATACGGAAAAGGCGGGAAAATCAATCTGAAATAAAAGACTTGACTCAATCTGTTCTAACAAGTATGAGAGAACAGAAACATCAGATGATGGAAATCAATGATGTTGGAAAACAAGTCACCGAAAATATGAGCGCAAGTCGGGGATTTTCAGAAGGATTTGGAAATATATTAGAAGTAGTAAATAATAGATTGAGTCAAGGAGTTAGTTTTTCAGATCAATTTATGGATACTCTTCAAGAAACGAATAGAGTTAGAGAAGATTACCGTAACCTTGAAAGAGAAATAGCGGATAATGCAAAAGCAGCTGCTGAAGGCAAATATGATGCCAAAAAAGTAGAAGAGGATTTGGTAAAGAAAATGTCCAAACTTCGTAGTGATGAAGAAGGTTATGAAGATAAAGTCAAGGATTTCATGAAAAATAAGAAAGACATGACTGAAGAACAAATAAAAGCAAAGAAGCTAGAATTGAGACTTGAAAGAGAGGCATTAAATGCAAGAGAAGTTTCACTGAATGCAATGTCCGAACAAAATAAAGTATTGGGTGAATCATCTAAAACAGCCGAAAAAACACTTGGGGTACTTGATAAAATAACAAGTGGGGATTTCAAAGGCGCACTACTTCAGAAATTTGGACTGGATGACATAAATTCTCAGCTAAAAGAAAAAGTTGGTGGTGCCCTTGTAAATGTAGTAAAATCTGTAAAAGCCGGTGACTTGAAAGGTGCATTTTCTGAAGCTGGTAAAGGTCTCAAGAGTATTCTTGATATGGCTGGTAAATTGACAATGGCACTCGGTATTGGTGCCCTTTTTATGTTAGGAAATTTCCTAATAAGCTCATTCGGAAAACTAGATAAAGAAGTTTCACAACTTGGTAAAGACTTTGGTATAAGTAAGAATGAGGCGAAAGAACTTCATCATACTGCAGTAGACGTTTCAAATGAAATGCGAGTTACTGGAATACATTCTGAAGAAATTGCAAAGAGTCTAAAAACAGTTAGTGATAATCTCGGTGGAATTGATTTGACTGGTGCATTTGCAAGTGGTAATGCTCAAGTTCAACAGATGGTAAAAGATACCGCACTTCTTACCGAAAAATTTGGATTGAGTGCTGAAGAAGCTGGTAATCTAAGTAACATAGCCGCCATATCTGGTAAATCAGTTGGCGAAATGAGTATGATGGCATCTACTCTTGGTAAGGGTATATTCTCTGCAAAAGACTCTATGAAGATACTTGCTGGTATTCCAAAGAGTATTGTATCTCAAATGTCAAAAATGCCAGAGGCAATGATAAAGACTGCAATGCACGCAAAGATGCTTGGTATGAATATGAAGCAAATTGCGGACATTGGTCGTAAGAGTCTTGATATTGAACAGTCTCTTGAGGCTGAAATGGAAGCCCGTGTATTGCTTGGTCGAGAAATAAACTTGGATGCCATGAGACAAGCTGCACTTGCAGGTGACCAAGAAAAGGTAATGAACGAACTTCTAAAACAAGTCGGTTCGATGGAAGACTTCAATAAGATGAATGTACTTCAGAAAGAAGCTCTCGCAAAAGCTGCAGGTATGGAAGTTGACCAAATGGCTGAAATGCTTGGAAAACAAGAAGAACTCAATAAGGCTGGATTATCACAACAACAATTACAAGAACTCCAAGCAAAAAATGCAGGTGATTTGGCAAAGATGGCTGCAGAAACTGGTGATAAAGATAAAAAGGCATATCTTGAAAAATTGGCCGCAGAGAAAAAGTCCGAAGAAACACAAGCAGCAATGGCCGATTTGATGAAACGAATTCAGGAAATTGCTGTAAAACTGTTAGATCCAATATTGGATATGGTTGACGGTCTTATGAATGGAAAAGACGGTGCCGAGGCAATGGATGGAATTCTAAATGCAGTAAAAGGAACCGTTGGTTTTATAAAACCTATTATTGCAGCTATAGCTGCTACAATAGGTTATATTGTAAAACCATTGACTTGGATACTTGGATTATTTGGAGATTCTAAAGAACAGACTCAAGAAATAGCAAAAACAACAGGAAAAGTTGGAGATGGAGTACAAGCAGTCACTAACCAAGTAAAACCACTAACATCTGGATTTGGAAGTGTTCTCACTGCTCTTACTGCAATAGGTGGTTACTTCTTTGGTAAATCTTTACTCGTAAAGGGAATGGATTTACTAAAAACTAAAGCATTGGATTTTGGTTCTGCTATGGTATCAAAAGTTGCTGGTTCATTTGATAAAGTACAAGACAAAGCAACTGGTGTAACTAAAACACTTATGGGTAAAGTCAGCGGTGCAACCAAGAAAATTGGTGAAAAGATTGGCGGAAGTGTTGCAGATAAAGGGGCAGAAGCTGTATCAAAAGCACCAATTCCAGGCGGTCCTGGTAAAAAAGGTAGTGCATTTAAAGACTTTTTTAAAAAAATGGATCCGAAGAAAATGTTAGCTGGCGCCGCTGCACTTCTTATTGTTGCTGCCGCACTTTATGTTGCAGCAAAGGCAATGCAAGAGTTTTCAACCGGTGTGAAATGGGAGGGTGTGATTATGGGTATAGTTACACTTGGTGCTCTTGTAGGGGCAGTTATGGTACTTGGTGCGATAATGTCATCGGGAGTAGGTGCGGTGGCAATTATAGCTGGCGCTGCTGCATTGTTTATATTATCAGGTGCATTATATGTTATGGGTAAGGCAATGCAAGAATTTTCAAAAGCAGCTGTTATACTAATTCCGTTTTTTCAAGAAATGACTAAATTGGATATGGATAAACTTGCAAAATTAGCCATAAACATCGCACTATTAGGTGGGGCATTTGCTCTTCTTGGTACAATGATGGTGCCTATAATGATGGGTGCTGCCGCATTTGCAGTATTAGGTGCATCACTTGCCGTGTTCGGTGTTGCTGCGATGATTGCTGGAAAAGGAATAAAGGACATAACCACAAGTATTGCAGAACTTTTAAATTTTGATAGTTCAAAATTTGATGGAGTTGCAAAGGGTCTTGGAACTATTGGTGATGCCATTTTGAAAATGGGTGCTGGTAGTTTGATGTCTGGTGTTGGTGACGGCATATCCAAATTATTTGGTGGTGGAGAGAGTCCATTGGACAAGGTGGCAAATATATCACAAAAACTAAATCCAGAAAAACTATCCGCAACAGCGAAGGCCATAAAAGATTTGGCAGATTCATTCAAGTATTTTGCAGATGAAACCGCAAAACTAAAAGAGTTTGATACAGATAAATTAGACTCAATCATACAAAAAATGGAAGAAGTCCAACAGGCAGAAGCCGCAGGTGGCATGGCAAAGGCAGTGACTGGAGTAGCAAATGCGGTTACTGGATTTATTGGTAATCTGTTTGGTTCTCCAGAACAACAATCGTCACAACCAGTTTCTGCTGGTACTACTGCGATTAGTGGAGCCGGTGGCGGAGGTGGTACAACAAATATGGCTAATGTTGAGAAGAAACTCGATACACTTATATCTGTTATATCACAAGCTGCAAACCAACCACTTGTTATCAAGTTTGGTGA